CCTTTAGATACGATTTGATATATGATTCTAAAGCAACACTTCAGAGCATTAACTTAATTCTACCTCCAAAAAACTTTGGAGAAGAAATAAGTTGCTCACGGAGTGTTACGATAGAAATAAGACCTTTGGAGATCAACTCATGGACATATCTTAAAGAGTAAGATTTACTTCTTATAGACTGCAGAATTAAACCTGCACCTATAGGAGAGTAGTCTAAACCACTAAGACCTTTCAATTTCTTTGCAAATTCAGTGAAATCTTTCGATTCCAATGATTTTTGACGATTAATTGAAAGACCTAGAGAGGACATAAGAACAAGGTACTTTTCAGCGACGACATCGTTAGCAATAACGACATCATCACCAAGAATACAATAATCCTTAAAATCTTCCTTTCCAGCCAAAATTGAGGCTGCTTTAACGATCACATGATGCGTTATAGCAAGCATAGCTCAACTGGAAAGGGCACCCATCGGTTGCCCGACGATATATCTGACACTATCGACTTTAACAATGCCTTTATGAAAGGGTAAAGCTAAATCTCTAGTGGAGTCAAAATCTAGACTTTGAGTATCACCTATTGGATAGAACCTAGGTTCTATTTTAATAGGAGACTCAAAATTTAGATATCAATCTATATCTAATAATATCCTTCAAGGTAAGTTAAAACCAATAAGTTTTAATATATCCTCCTGAAGTATAATTGGTAGTCTATCAGTAGCGGCACTCAAGTCAAAACCATACAAAGTAGGTTTAATCTTAGAATTTCTTCTAAGTAACCTATCAAATGGATGATCTTGATTAAAAGTACCATCTACATCACTAAGTTCTCTTAATTTATTAAAGAGAAACTTGTGAAGTGGTTTAAGGCAAAGCTGGACTCAGTAAGAAGTTATTGCTATAACTCTTGCTTTTCCGGCTTGATCTCGAACCACCGACAAACGACCTAATTTATAAGAAGGAGTAATTCCAAGAAGACAAGCTAGAATATAGATCGGTCCAAAGAGACACAAAATTCCTAAGATATATAGGACTAATCCTATATTCTTTCGAAAGAATAATGTCTTAATAATATTATATAGGAT